GATCCTATTGTAAATAACGTCCGGGTCAAAAGAACCAAAGCCATCAAAAAGGTAAAGATTCCAATGAGCAAGGGTAGAATGAAAATCGTCTTCGAGTTCTTGTTTGTCATGTTCACCTATGTGTAGTGACTTACCTACAGCTGTGGACATTAATCCAAGTGCGGTTCGTCTATTTGACTCTTCAAGTGCCAAGTACCCAACCCGTACCCCTTTGGTGAGTAGGTTAACTGCAAGTTGACGGCAGAATGTTGATTTTCCTTGGCCAGATCCACTAGTAATTGTTGTAAGCTCCTGATATCTAATCCCGTGCAATTTATCTTGTAACCCTTTGAATGGATAGTCATGGTCAGCTGGTGGTATAGGTGTAGTGACTAACGTTTGAAGTGATTTACCCTCAACAATTCCATCAGGTCTGTAAGGTTTAGCGTCCCATATAGCCTTCCGAATCGCTTCAGCATCGTTAGCTTGTAACGCCTCTGAGGGGTCATTGTAAGCTTCTAAACGGGCGATCTTAACCTTGCCTGGTGGTAGAATACTTGCTGCATCTTCCGAGGCTTTACGTCCTGCTTCATCAGAATCGAAGAAAAGAACTATTTCTCCATATCCTTGAAGTAATGGGATTTGTTTTTGGATATCCTTTTTTGCAGATGCAGCTCCATGAGGTAAGGATACCATAGGCCAACCTGCCATTGCTTCATAACAGCTCGCAGCATCTAATTCACCTTCAGTAATAACAATACGTTTACCAGTGCTAGGGAACCTATGCTGAGCGAATAAAGTGTCAGTGGAAACTCCTTCATAACGAAAATCTTTTTTCTTGTTTTTTGTTTTTACACCTCGTAATACTCCAGACGAATCATGATATGGAAACCTTAATGTATTACCATCTCTATAAATCTGATAAAATTGATTAGTTTTTTCAGAGATATTACGTTTATGCAGCCGTTCGGCTGATCCTGTAAGGTGTATAGTTTGCGTCATTCTTTGACTGTGAATAACATCATTGTCGCCTGTTCTATTGTGACAGACAAAACAGTAAGTGTGCCCATCTGAATACAATGAGTTTGCATCAGATGAGCCACAATTCTCGCAGGGCATATGCCTTACGAATTCGCTTTCAGTTAAATTAACCATTCGAGTGGTATATTATGAAAAGCACACCAAGGTATGTCATGTTTTTCACACCATTTGGCATAAGTTGTTTTACTTTTTTTATTTATTTTATTGAACGGTGCTTGAAACACCATTCTCAAATCTAAATAAGGGTTATCTTTTTTTACTGCAGCAACTTTCCTTCTATCCTCAGGAGACCAATACCCCTTTGTTTCTAAGTGAACGTAATTAGGTAAAATGAAGTCAGGGTGGTAATGATGCTGTATTGTATAAGGTACTTTAACACTTTCATATTGATAAGATACTCCTAACTCTTCGAGAAGTGTAGCAACCTTCTCTTCTAATTGAGATCTAAATTTAGAAGTCTTCTTCTTCTTCGTCGAGTTCATTACCTATAGCAGTGGTTGTTGGTGTTACGTTTGGATCATTAGTTTTAAATCCTGATGTAGTTCCAAATAACTCAGCTACTTCATTAGCATCTAAATCTCCAGTATCTACACCAGCTTCTCCTTTTACAGAAACAACTTGTACACCAACAAGCTTAAGAGAACTACCATAGGTAACTCCATCTCTGAGGATATATGGCTTCTGATAGAAACCCAATTTAACTGTAGACCCTGCGTATAATGGTGTTTTTGCATCGGTTACGGGTACTCCCTCTGTGTCTACGACAGGTGGTCGCTTATCTTCACTCCAAGAAAATTTAATTTTATATTTACCGTTAGCTACCTCTTCCCATGGTTCTGGTTTTAAGGTAGATCTTTTAGGGTTCTTGAGTTTAGACTCTGCCCATTTAAGAACATCTGTCCTTTCAGTTTCTAGCTTGTCAACAGTGTCAGTGTCAACTATAGCCGATAGAGAATAGCCAAACTTACTAGGTGATAGTATCGCTTGGAATCCATCTAATGTTACAGGTTTAGCAGTTGTATGTATAGTTCTAGCCATTGTCTATAACCTCATCAAATTTATCTAAATCTTTACCAACTTTTGTAGAAGGTTCTAATTCTTTAGATAAAGACTGACGATATTCTCTTAATTCAGAGATTTTTTCATCAACAGCTTTTAGTCTTTTCATCTTTGCTTCTCTTTCAGCGGCTTGTAACCTTTCTTCAGAGACCACTACTATAGTAGGTGGTGCAAAGAAACTATCAAATAATGAATACATTTAACAGAAAAAATAAGTGGAGTCAATCACGGATTCTGGTTGTAAGTCTCCTATGATCGGTGGTTCGGACTCTGCCCCAATTTGTTTAGCAAAGTCGGTTAAGTAATCATTCTCAGCGAATAGATGCATGTATGTTTCCCTGACAATAGTTGACAGTTCATCCATATCTGTAGCTCTACATAACACTGAGTCATGAATTAATCCAATGGGTTTATTGAAACGAATAGTACCTAAATGTAATAAACTGGCATCTAAACTATGAATTAGATTAGGAGCTGTAGCAGCTTTATGCCTAGCTCTATCTACTTTATCAGTCTCTGAAGTAGCCACCCTAAGTTGACAACGACCTAAAAGTTGTAAATCAAAGACCTCAACTTTCTTTTTCATTATCCTTTGGTTAACTACAAATCCAGAAGGTGTAACCCATTCTAATTCTTTAACACCTCGTTTAATAGCTTTAGCTACTTCATCTTCTATCCATTTCATAACTTGTAGACAACCTGGAACTACAACTTCCATTGCATCTCTAACTGCTTGTACAGTTTGAGTTAAGTCATCTTTTTCAACTTCTATTCCATATTCTTTTAGTGCGTCCTTGATATAGGATCTATTTGAATAAGGTTTAGCATTGTAAGGTATTGTCATCACTGTTCTTTTGACACATTTCCTATCCCATACATTATGTAAGGATTTAGGTATATTAGGTTTAGCTTTTTCAGCTACTACCTTATAAGCATCTTGAGGACGATCTGAAGGCAACACATTCACTAGTTGAGCCGTGGACTTATCCCTCGCTAATCCTGCCAAAATTTGTAATCCTGAACAAGTAGCATCGGTTGCCACGCATAATCCTGTATATTTCTTATCTTCTTTAATTACACAATGGTAATATTCTTCACATGCAGCTAAGAATTGCCAAGGTTCTTCCGCAACTTCCCAGTTTGGTAACTCATCGATGGGAAACTTTGCAATTCTAGTAATGAGACAATGATTATTTTGAACCCAGTTTTGCCTTACATCCCATGTTTCTTTATCTAATCCATAAGTTGTAGCTACTTGAAAAGCTAACCACTTCTTACCTGACTCAGTAATATAAGATTCATCACTAAATCTAATCAAACTTTTTCCAAAGTCCGTATCTTGAGGTGTTAAGAAAGCTGGGATAGGATATGCTCTCCCACGATAATCAAAAGACCAAGGAATATAAAACCTATCTCTATCTTTAAACCTTTTTACAGCTTCCATAGTCATTCTAGTTCTACAAGAACGTTTAAATTCTTGAGCTTTTAAATTCATTACTTCAGCAGTTTTTCTTCTATACTGTTTACGAGCATCGTAATTAGTATCTATATCAACAGGTTTAACAGGTAAATCATAATCTATTATAGGAAGAAATTTCCCAACTTGAATTCCTTTCTCTTCCAAAGTTTCAGCAACTTTGACTGTGAATGGATTAAGCTTATACCCTACCTTCTGAATTTTATTCAAAAAGTTAATAGGTATCTCTCCCTGTATAGGGAAGGGATCAGATTTACGTATCAAATCATGACCATGCATAACCTCATTTGTGATGTAACCTCCTGCACATTCATTACTCCAATCCTTAGGTGGTATCAACATTGGCCATGCTAATGGAGAGAATAACTCAGCATGATTCATTACTTCGTCCTTGATATCTAAGAACTCAGGTGTAGGCACTACATATAGCGTAGTCTTACGACCTTCTCTAATGGGTAATTTATAAAACCAACCACTAGATTCCATGATACAATCAAGTAACCAGCCACCAAGTTTAACTCTAATAGCTGTAGTCCATGTATCCCATGGTAACACTTGATAACGATTCATTAAAGTACGGATAACCACCAATTTTTGTTGAGTACCTATAGCTTTATGCCAATAATTCTCTTTTAAAGTGTGTAGTAATCCCCCAGCATGAGTCTCATAATGTCTCATTTGACATTCATCTTCTATAGCACGTCCGATAGCTTCACATATTTTAGTAGCTTGGTTACTACCATCTTTGAAACTAAAGACTTTATCAAAAGTTATTTTACATGCTATGGCTGCAGCGGCAAGAGGTTCTAAGCTACTTAAGTATTGATGTATTTCTTTAAAGGCAACACCATATTTACCTTTATGTATCCTTAAATTTGTATCTTCAATCCTTTTAACTACCAATGGTAGTAAAGTGTCCACAGAAGATATACCATAAATAGTAGCTGAACCATAACTTTTATTCTCCAATTTTAAAGTGTTATCTTTGAGACGCTTGAGACCTTGCCTTATTTGATCTCGTTCAAGTTCTACTTGTTCATCAATTTGGGATGGAGTGGGTTGCATGTTCTATGTCATCATTAATTTGGTCAATTAATAGTTTCCTGATTTCTTCATAATTAGGGTGATCTCGTGGTATAGATTCTATTGCTTGCTTTTCATAAGCATAGATATCTTCAATAAGTGTGTTAGTCATTTAACAATCCTCTGGTTTGATAAGGTGAATTCGATCTTCACTACATATAGAAATCTCACTTTCTCTAGCGTCCATGAGTTTTCGTATTTTTCGTTTAGCTCCAAGATCAGTTTTGTAAATGTATTCTTTTACTTTACCAGTAAGTACATTTTTCTCTCGGATAATACAAGATACATCTTCTGGAATTTCCCAGCCTGACATCTTCCAATCCATAAAAGCATCATAAGGTAATGATTCAAAATACTTATGATGTGCTTTTTGTAAAGCATTTATTTTATTTGGGAAATACTTTTTTTTACGTTTCATTGGAAATACTTTTTAAGGACTTCAATTTGATCGTGATATTTAGCAATTTGATCTAATTCTAAACTAATTGCTTCCGTAATATCAGAATGTTCTCCAATTCCTACGGGATTAGCTAAATATACATCAACATTAGCTTTATGCCGAGCTAATTCGCCTTGAGCATGTGCTAATAATGCTTTGATTAATTCTGGTCTCATTAGATTAGCTCCTGTTAATCGTGTTTATGAGCGATCCCAAGATCGTGTAAACGTGCATGTTCAGAGATTGTATCTCTTAGTTTTATTTTACCAGATCCAAAGGACAAATAAATAGCATATGTAACTAAACTTAACAAAGTTAATACAATAAATAGTATAAAACCTTGATCCGGTGTTAAGTTACCATGCGTAATAGGGAGAGTCAGTAGTTTCATTGATAGGTTTTAAATCTGTTAAGTAATCATCATAAACTTTAGCTTCCTCTGTAGCTTCATAAGCAGCTTCAATAGGATCATGAGCTTTGAGAATAAAATCTCGACCACTTTCTAAAATGCATAAATAATAATTCATGAGCGTTCTTGAGGTGACAGGTGACTGTGAATTTAAATTTTTCTTCAGCGTCCATGAGCTTCGCTCTGACTGTGAATAAAAAAAAAATAACGTGAGATTAATGACGCTATTTATTATTTAGATCTCTTCAATTTTAATTAAAGAGTATTCATTTTCTTCTATTTCATACCATTCATCAAGAGGAATTGTCCATGGTGAATGTTGAATAATCCAGTCCGTTCTATTACTTACTTCTTTTTCAATCCAATCATTCATTTCATTAAATTCATTAAATATTTTAACAATTGGATTCGGATCTAAAGAATCACATGCATAAGTAACTTGATAAGTTCTTTCCATAATTAATAAATAGTGGGTAGATTTGAC